GGAAACTTTCTATATACGCGATATGGACTTAGGGGGATTGTATGAAGATGTTAGGACAAGTCCAGTAACGTGGGCATCGACCGCAGGGAACGAGGCGTAAGGATTGGCTAAAACGATGCGGGGGGCCAAGCCTAAAGAAGTGCATCACGTCAAGGATTTGACTCCCGATCCGTCGAATAGGCGCAGCCACAATCCGAGGAACATTGGCATGGTTGTTGACGCGTTGCAGTCTGTCGGCGCGGCGCGGTCGATTGTGATCGATGAGGATAACGTCATCCTGGCCGGCAATGGCGTCGTGGAAGCCGCTGGGGAGGCTGGGATTACGCGCGTGCGGGTGATCGAGGCAGACGGGCAGGAGCTGATTGCGGTGCGCCGGACGGGGCTGACGGCGGCCCAGAAGCGGCATCTGGCGATCGCCGACAACCGCGGGGCGGAACTGGCAACGTGGAACGTCGAGCAGCTGGCGGCAGATCTGAAGAACGGGGAAGACCTGTCGGCGTTCTTTTACGATGCCGAATTGCAGGCGTTGCTGGGGCAAGAGGTCAAGGCTGGCCTGACCGATCCCGATGAGGTGCCGGCGGAACGGCCAACGGGCATCGTGGTGGGAGATCTCTTTGAGTTAGGGGCACACCGGCTGCTGTGCGGAGATTCAACAGCACAGGCCGACGTGGCGCACCTGCTCGGCAACGTGGTGCCGTTCCTCATGGTGACCGATCCGCCCTATGGGGTTAACTACGACCCGAGTTGGCGAGCCGATGCCGGCGTGAACCGTAACACGAAGAAGTTGGGGAAGGTGACCAACGACGATGTGGCGGATTGGTCGCCGGCCTGGAGACTGTTTTCTGGCAGTGTGGCGTATGTGTGGCATGGCGGCCTGAAGGCCAGTATTGTGGAGGCCTCGCTGGCTATTGCTGGTTTCGAGTTGCGGAGCCAAATCATCTGGGCCAAGGACAGGATGGCGCTTTCGCGTGGCGATTACCACTGGCAACACGAACCCTGCTGGTATGCCGTCCGTCATGATTCGACCGGGCATCGGAATGAGGATCGGACGCAAACGACGCTCTGGACCATTCCCGCTCGAGATGATGCAGGTCACGGACATGGCACACAGAAACCTGTCGAATGCATGCTTCGGCCGATGCGGAACCACGATCCCTGTGACGTCTATGAGCCATTCTGCGGATCTGGGACGACCGTCATTGCGGCCGAACAGTTAAATAGGCGGTGTTTCGCGATTGAAATCGAACCGTCCTATTGCCAGGTCATCATCGATCGCTGGGAAGCCTTCACCGGCCAGAAGGCACAGAAGGTCGGAGAACTCGTCCGTGCATAAATGGGCCTGCGGCCGGCACTACGAGCACACCCATCGCTGGCGCTGGTCCGCTCGGATCTGCCAATGGTTCAGGGCACGAGGCTATGCCAGGCCGTAAACCGACACCCACGGTGCTCAAAGTGATGCGTGGCAATCCAGGCCATCGCCCACTGTCCGAGAACGAGCCGATGCCGGATGTGATGGAGGAGACGTGCGAGCCTCCCGACTGGCTGGACGAGTTGGCCCAAAAGGAATGGCGACGGGTCGCACCGATGCTGGTGCGGAATGGTCTCCTGACCGAGATGGATTTAGATGCCCTGACCGCGTATTGCCAGGCGTGGGTCACGTGGAAAACGGCGAGCGAGCAGATCAAGAAGTTTGGGATGGTCATCAAGGCGGCGAACGGATTTCCGATGACATCGCCCTATCTGCCGATTGCCAATAAGGCGCTGATGCAGATCAAGGCGTTTCTGACTGAGTTCGGGATGACCCCAAGCTCGCGCACGAAAGTGCAGCGGTCCGCGCCAGTGCGCAAGGCCTTGACGCCGCTCGAGCAATTGCAGCAGCAAGCCAAGCAGATGAAACATGGCTGATTATCGTTATGCGTCGAATGCCTCCAGTTCGTTCTTTGTCTTAAAGGATGAGCATGCCTATAGCCGTGACAGAGGGATTTATTGTTCAGGCACATGGGCCAAAGTGCTAGATGATCGAGACGCGGTGATTTGCCCTGTTTGTGAACGTCTTTGCAAGGTCAGTCGCAAGCGGCGACGAGTATGGGCACATTACAAGCCGGATAAGTTATCGTGCCAAAGTTAACGCACCGCGTGGACCATTATGCCGAACGCGTCTGTAACGCAGACGTAGTTGCGGGTCCGCTCGTGCGTCTTGCCTGTCAGCGGCATCTCGACGAGCGACGCCTGGCGCTGACGAAGGCTGGCCATGCGCGTGGTTTCTGGTTTAACGAGCAGGCCGCCGATCACATTCTGGCCTTCTTCGAAACCGTGCTGCGGTTGCCTGATACCTTGAACGAGGACGGCGAGCCGATTCCGTTCATCCTGACGCCGGCGAATGCCTTCATCGTCGGCTCGATCTTCGGCTGGAAACTCGCTGAGAAGCACGGCGGTTGGAGGCGTTACCGGGAAGCCTATATCGAAATGGGCAAGGGCAACGCCAAGACGCCAGTGGCCGCAGGCATTGGACTCTACGGCCTGACGATGGATGGCGAGCAAGCGGCCGAGATTTACTCTGCGGCGACGGGCATGGAGCAGGCGAAACTGTGCTGGTTGGATGCCCAACGGATGGTCGACGCGTCGCCGGAGCTCTCTGAGATTATCTATCAGAGCCAGAACAACCTGGCGTATGAGCCGACGCTGTCATTCTTTCGGCCGGTCTCATCGGAGCGACGCGGCAAGTCGGGACCGCGGCCGCACATGGCGCTGATTGATGAACTGCACGAAGCGGCCGATGCGGTGATTGTGAACAAGCTCAGGGCCGGCGCGAAGCGACGCAAGCAGCCGCTGTTCTTTGAGATTACCAATTCCGGGTTCGACCGCACGTCGATTTGCTTTCAGCATCATGAGCACAGCCGCAAGGTGCTCGAGCGCGTCATTGAGGACGACCGCTGGTTTGGCTACGTCTGCGCGTTGGACGTCGGCGACGACCCGTTGACCGACACGACATGTCATCTCAAGGCCAATCCGAATCTTGGGATCGTCATTCAACAGGACTATCTGGATCGGCAGGTGTCGAATGCGAAAAACATCCCCGCGGAAACGAATACAGTCCTCCGGCTCAACTTCTGTGTCTGGACGGCGCAACACGTCGAAGCCTGGGACATGGCGAAATGGCGTGAAGCTGGAGAACGTCTACGTTGGAATGTTACCGAGTTACAGGGCCATGCCTGTTATGGAGGACTGGATCTCGGTCAGAATGACGATTTCTCGGCGTGGTGTCGACTCTGGGACTTGCCCGACAAAGTTGTGATCCAGATGCGGTTCTGGTTGCCGCGTGCGGCCTTACAGAAATATCCCGATCGTCCGTATGCCGAATGGGAACGGGCCGGCCTGCTGACCGTGACGGACGGCGATACGACCGACGTGGACCTCATTGAAGACACGATTATCGAGGACGCGCGACGCGATGGCGTGATTGAGATTGCTTACGATAAACGCTTCGCCGGACAGCTCGCGCTGCATCTCCAGGGCGCAGGCCTGACGATGATCGATACGCCGCAAGGATTCGCGCTCAATGAATCGATCAAGAGCGTCGCGAAGCTGATTGCCGATCTGGAGATTGCGCACGGGAACAATCTGATCATGACCTGGATGATGGATAACACCGTGCTGCGGAACGGCCGCAACAAGGAAGTCAGGATCGACAAGGACACCGCGAAGGAAAAGATCGACGGCCCATCCGCGCTCGTGATGGCGAATGCGCGACGGATTGCGCAAGCGAAGCCAAAGGAATATCAACTGTATATTTTGGGAGGACGGGCCTAATGGAATTGATTGCGGTCTTGGTCGCGCTGGGCATTTGGTTCGTCGCCTACGCTGCCTATAACTGGTAGGAATGGACCCTGTTTCGATCGTCCTGATCTACTTCCAAAGCCTGACGCTCGCGCATCTGGATGCATCGCTGCATGCGCTCGCGCGCAATGACCTGTCAGGGTTGACGGAGATTGTGATTCTCGACAACAACACGCCGGATCCGGTCGCGCAGATCGAAGCCGTGATGGCGCGTCAGTCTTGGCCGGTGCCGATTCGTCTGGTGTCGTTGAAGCATGGCGACAGCACGAAGACGCATGCCTGGTCCACGAATACAGCGGTGCGTGCGTTGTCGACGCCGTGGGTGCTGTTGAGCCGTGCGGATTATCTGCTCTCACCAGATGCCGTGCGGCTCTTTCTTGAGCAGCGACACACGCCGCAATTCGTCGTGGGACGCTATTGGGATGTGCCGGTCTTCCTCGAGCAGGTGGAGAACACGAATTGGCGAGCCGAAGGGCCGTCCGTGCTGCAACGCTGGGGTAAGGAATACGACCATACGCTCATTGATGCCGGCCTCTGGATGACGACGCGCGATCTCTTCGAGTCCGTGGGAGGCGTGGACGAATCGCTGACGGCTTGGGGCCATCCGCAGACCCATTTTCAATATAAACTCCACCAGGTTGGCGTGCCGTCCTATCGCATTCCATCGATCGTCTTCTATCACATCTTCCACGGCTCGGTGACGCCGCGGAATCACGGACTTGCCAAGCAACAAGTGGAGACGCTTGGGGTGACGATTCCTGAGATGTGGGCGCGGTATACAGGCGCGGATAATCCCTACGTATGAGGCCGTATACGCGATCGTTGGATCCACGGGATTATGCCTGGTTGACACATGCACCAGCGCTTCGGGAGTTTGAAGCGGCTATGACGGCACCGCATTGCCGCTGGCATGAGCATAAACTGTGGGAAAACGCATCGATCATGCAGCAACTCTACGAACTCGAGGTGCCTGCGGATGCGGCCATTCTGGACGTCGGGAGCGGTGGGATGTTCTTTCCGCCCTATCTCGCCACGTTGGGAGGTTATCCTAATGTCTCACTGACTGATTCGCTTGCGGCTCGAGACGATTTAGAAGCCATGATTCAGGCGCATCGTGAGGCCTATCGCGTGCAACTGCCGTTCTACGTGATGCCGGCTGAAGATATGTCGGCGCTCGCATCAGAGAGTTTTGACGTGGTGATGTGCATTTCGACCATCGAACACATCGCGTCGGACCAACATGATGCGGCACTGAAGGAATTGTGCCGATTGACGAAGCCAGGCGGATTTATCTTCATCACGTCCGACTATTTTCGGAGCGTAGACGGGCACGTCGATCGGGCACAGTGGCAGGGTTCTCCGTATCGCGATGGGCAGGAGACGGCGTATCATCAGGAACTCGTGTTGCGTCTACCGTCGTTGATAGACGCGGATTTCGTTGGCGAGACTGATCTCGAGTATCGGGGAGACTTTGTGCATTCCTATTCCTTCGTAAATGTCTGCCTCAGAAAGCGGATGCACTAATGGGAAAACCGCTCACGATGGCGTCGTCCGGCTACCAGATGAGCGACCAAAGCGTCTGCGGAGCCGCGGCGACATCCGGCCTGCCGATTCGCCAGATTCCTCGCAAAAAAATTCACTGTATCCTGCCGTCGAGCCCGTGGCTGGCCGATTCAAAAACGAATGTGCCACTCGGCGTGCTCTATATCGCCGGCCTCTTGCGGGAACACGGCCACGAAGTCGTCGTCACGTCGATGCTGGATAAGCGATACGAAGGGCATCTGCACCTACCGGATGCCGTGATGGACAGCGATGTCCATATGTTCGGGTTCTGCACGCCGCAATTCGGAGAAGCGCTGGAACTCGCTGCCTACATCAAAGACCGCAATCCTGAGGCGCTGATCGTCGCCGGTGGTCCCCATCCCTCCTACGAGCCGCGGGAAGTCAAAGAGGCCGGCCGGCAGGATGCGTATCACTACAAAGGCACCTTATCGCGTCGCCGTGATTATCGAGCTGGCGATGGCCGTCAATTATTTGACACCGTGATCGTCATGGAGGGCGAAGTCCAGACGCTTCAGATGCTTACCGATTGGGATGCCGGTCAGCTCCAACCGTATTACTACGGTGACAAGGCCGACGCGATGGACCTAGACGCGATTCCGTTTCCAGCGTGGGATCTGCTCCCGCATGACCATCTCTATAACGATGGCGTCGCGGTGATGAAGAAACGCTATTTCGAATCGAACGTGGTGCCTGGCACTTGGCCCGTGATGTCCATGATTGGCACGCGGGGCTGTCCCTACAAATGCACGTATTGTTCGACGCCGTGGATCGGCCAGAGGCCTCGGTATCGCAGTCCGCAGAACATCATCGGCGAACTCAAGAAAGCTTTCGACCTCGGGATCCGCCAGGTCAAGTGGCAGGACGATACGTATACGCTGCACAAGACGAAACTGCGTGAACTGGCGTCAGCGATTCATGCCGAGTTTGGGGACAACACGTTTGCCTCAAGGATTCATACGCGTGTGAACACGATGGATGATCACGTGGCCGAATCGCTCAAAATGATGTCGGCGAAGGTGACGTGCTTCGGCATCGAGAGCGGATCGCAACGGGTGCTCGACGCAAATTGGAAGGGCACGAAGGTGCAGCAGAATACCGATGCTCTGAAGAAAGCGAAGGATCACGGCTTTTACACGATCGCGTTCCTGGTCGCCGGCATGGCCGGAGAAACCATCGAGACGGCCTATGAAACGATGGACTGGCTGAAGACGGTCAAGCCGTATCTCGACTCCTGCAATCTGGCGGTCGGCATTCCCTATCCGGGTTCGCGGTGGTGGACGCATCCCGATGACAGCGGGATCGAGATTCGTGATTACAACTACGACAACCAGTGGATCGTGGGCTTCGCGGCACGCGACGAAATTCTCGTGCGGCCGCACGGCGCGACCGTCGAGGACATGTTCCGCATTAAGAAAGACATGTTTGATTTTCTCTGCTCGGAAGGCTGGGCGAAAGCCGAATGGGACGAGGATGCGCGGATCAAACAGCAACAACAGACGGCCGTTGAATCGGGCGTGCTGACTGCGGCGAGTCAGATTAGTTATGCGGGCCACTGAATATGTATGCGATGGTCTCGGTCCTTGTGCCGACGCGCCAACGCCTCGCACGATTGCGCGTGCTGCTGGATTCGTTTTACGAGACGAGCGATCTCACGCATGCGGAGATCGTGTTCAGGGTCGATTACGACGACCAGGCCACGATTGACTTTCTCCTGAGTGAATCGCAGCGCATTCTCATCGGGCCTCGGTTGAGGGGTTATGACAGCATGCCAGTCTTTTTCAACGAACTGGCGAAGTCCGCGATCGGCGATGTGCTGCTCTGCGGGAACGATGACATGGTGTTTCGCACGACCGGATGGCCGCGACTGATTCTCAATGCGGCGAAATCGTATACCGATGGCCTCTTTGACCTCGGTGTGTCGACACACAACGAGACGCATTACCCGTTTTCAATTGTATCGAAAGCAGTCGTGGAGTGTCTCGGCTACCTCTGGGATCCGACCATCTTCTGGGGCGATATCTTTTTGCGCGACGTGATGGCGCGATTCAATCGCTGCGTGATGGTGCCCTACGTGCGCATCGATCACGTCTGGGCCGGCTTCGATCCCGATCCGGTGTTTCTCGAAGGCACGCGGAATCCAGAGCGTCGGAATCCGCGCTATTGGGACGAGGTGCATGCGCCAGCGGTCGAGCGAGCCGTGGCGAAACTGCAGGCGTTGAGACAGGAGGCGTATGTTTGAATCGGTGATGGCCGCGATTACGTTCGCGTTAGTCTATTGGGTTATCAGAGAACTCGGTAATTCATGGATCGATCGAGCACGTGATTAGTTTCGTGGTCCCATCGGTCGGTCGGCCATGTCTGAAGAATGCGCTGGACTCGATTGAGACGTGGCCAGGCGATGAAGTGCTCGTCATCGGAGAGCTGGCGAATCTCGAGCCCCATATCCGAGAGGCTGACATCAAACGTGGCGTCCGATTTCTCCATTGTCAGCGCGGCCACGACTGGGGCCACAGTGAGCGAAACTTTGCGCAGGCGCATGCGCGCGGGCGCTACATCGCCAACCTCGATGACGATGACACGTTCGCGCCTGGGCATCGTGCGTTGATGGCCGATGCGATGGAGACCGGACAGCCAACGATCTTCAGGATGCGGTATCCGAGTGGGTTTACGCTCTGGTATCGGTCACATCATCTGGCGAGTGGCAATATCGGGACACCGATGTATTTCTTGCCGAACGACCTGGCGAAGTTGGGGCGCTGGGGCAGCTTTCATGGCGGCGATTTCGCGTTTATTCAGTCCTGCCAATGGGCACCAGAGGAGTATGTCTGGCGTGGCGAAGTCATTGCCCTGATCGGTCGCAACCAAAACGAGCCCTATGAGTGAACGGGACGAGAAGCCACAACGACCTCGTGGGAGGCCTCGGGCGCAAGAGCCTGGCGCATCGGTCTGCGTCTGGCTACCGGCGCGGACGCATGATCGCCTGATTGAATTGGCGAAACGTGATGAGCGTTCAGTGTCGGCCACGGCTCGGAACCTGATCGTCCTGCGCCTGAAATAACCTACTAAACAATTCGGCCATTCAGCAGAACGCCGTAGCATGGAGCCTCCCATGCTGCACAAGGCCTATAGCCTCGTCACGGTGAAGGGCTTCGATCCGGTCAAACGGTCGTTTTCCGGCATTGCCACGTCACCGGTGACGGATCGCGTTGGCGACACCATCGCCAGTGACGGCATCTCCTACAAGAATCCGCTGCCGCTCCTGCTGTATCACGACTCCAAGAAGCCAGTCGGCGAAGCGCGGATGCGGACGGCCACAAAAGACGGCACACCGTTCGATGCGGTCATTTCGACGCAGGATCGGCCTGGCATCGTGCAGGATCGGCTCAACGAGGCCGTCGATTCCCTGAGCGCGAGTCCTCCCTTGATTCGAGGCGTCTCGATTGGCTTCATGCCAACGAAACAGCCGGAATACAACAAGGACACGGGCGGCTATCACTATCCAGGCATCGAGGTGCATGAACTCTCGATGGTCGTCATTCCAGCGCACCAGGATGCGACGATTTCGACCTTGAAGGCGCTCGACGTCGAACTCGAGGAAAAGGCAGCGATTCCACCGCATAGCACACCGACCGTGAGCACCTCCTGGGATGGACCTGCGGCGAAGTCGGCCCTGAAAAATGATGCGGGCGCGGCGACGTTCCGGCGCGCCTTTGCGTGGGTCGACGGCGCGGCGGATCCGACTCTCAAGGGCTCCTATAAATTCATTCATCACGAAGTGTCAGGTGATGGCACGGTGGGTGCGGCCAATACGGTCGCGTGTTCGGCAGGCATTGCTGTGCTGAATGGCGGACGTGGTGGCGCGAACATTCCTACGGCGGATCGTTCCGGTGTCTGGGCGCATCTAGCGAGACATTTGCGCGATGCCGGCCTGAAACCACCAGACCTCAAATCCATTGACGATGCGTTAATCGTCCAGACCAATCCTGCGGGCGTTTCCGCTTCATCGCGTGGCGTCAAGCTGCGCACGGATCGCCCCATGAAAAAGTCTTACGCGGATATGATTTCTGACTGTCTCTCGGCCCGTCGAGAGAAGACTGACAAGATCGATGCCCTGCTGATGAAGTCTGGTGACTCTGGCGTCACCCTGGACGAGTCGGAAGAACAGGAACACGATACGCTCGCGGCTGAAATCGAAGCCATCGACAAGCAACTCGTGCGCTATCGAGCCGCCGACGAACGCGAGAAGCAGAGCGCGACGCAGGCGACAAGAGGCGGCCAGAGTCTGGCCGTGCGTCCCGGTGCGTCCATCACGGTCACGCCCAAGACCTTGCCGCCAGGCATTGCCTTCGCCCGTTACGCGATGTGCATGGGCATGGCCCGCGGCAACCCGTTCGAAGCCAAGATGCTGGCCAAACAGCATTACGGTGATGAGTCGGCGGGTCTCGAACAGTTGATCGAACTGACGACAAAGGGCGCGGTGGGTGGTGCGGCGACGTCTGTGGCCGGATGGGCCTCAGAGTTGGTGCCCTACACCATCATGGACGACTTTATTACGTATCTCCGTCCACGGACCTTGCTCGGCAAGTTCGGCGTGAATGGCGTTCCGTCACTGCGGCGTGTGCCCTTCAATACGCGCGTGTCTGGGTTCAGTGCGGGCTTGACGGCCAACTGGGTCGGGGAAGGCCTGCCGATTCTCCTGAGCAAAGCGACGTCGTTCACGACCTCGCTGACCTGGGCCAAGATTGCGGCACTGGCGGTGCTGACCAAGGAAGAAATTCGGTTCAGCAATCCGAACGCCGAAGCAAAGGTGCGCGACGACATCGCGGCGTCGATCATCGCCAAGCAGGATCACGACTTCATCGATCCGTCGAAGGCTTCGTCTGCCAACGTGTCGCCGGCGTCGATCACGTATCAGACCGTGCCGATTCTGACCACTGGCACGACCGCGGCCACGTTCCGCACGGACTTCGCCACGTTGCTCGCGACCTTCGCGACGGCCCTGTTGGACCCGTCCGATATCGTGATCATCATGTCGACGGTGGATGCGCTGAACATCTCACTGATGGTGAGTTCGCTCGGCATGCCGTTGTTCCCTGGCATCTCGATGGCGGGCGGCAACCTGCTGGGCTTCCCGGTCATTACGACGGAACAGAACGTGTCGATCGGGTCCCCGTCGTCCAACATCATCGTGGCAGTCAAGGCCGGCGATATTTACCTGGCCGACGATGGCGTCGTGACGGTGGATGCGAGCGACCAGGCCAGCGTCGAAATGGTAGACAGCTCGAGCCAGAGCGGCGTGAGCGGCACGGGCGCCTCGCTGGTCAGTTTCTGGCAGTCGGGATTGGTCGGATTGCGAGCCGAGCGCGAAATCACCTGGAAGATTCGTCGGACGGGCGCGGCGCGTTACATCTACAATTCGGCGTATAAGGCATAACGTCGGTTCAGGCCGGGGCGGGCCTCGTCGCGATAGACGAACCCGCCTCGTTTCTCTTGCGTTTAAGGGAGTCGGATGGCCTTCGACAATTACACCATTCATCGGTATCGGGTGCTCACTGAGACACCGGACGGCCATCGTGCGGGCGAAGTCATTGACCTCACTG